CAAGGGACCCTTAAGTGCAGCACCAGGTACGGTCAGTCCACCTACAGATGTTGGAATTGAAATGATTGCCATATTACTTTCTAGAGAAGATTATATATATATTTATGGCATATTCTGGAATATTTAATGGCAAAACCTGAACCTTATAAGTGGAAACCTAAAAATCCACAAAAATATAGAGGAGATCACACAAATATTTGGGTAAGATCATCTTGGGAAACAAGAGTTTGTGTTTGGTTAGATACCTCATCTGATGTAATTTCATGGTCAAGTGAAGAAATTGTAATTCCATATAAAGACCCACTCAAAGGAACTTATAGAAGATATTTTGTTGATTTTTTTGCTCAAATAAAAAATAAAGATGGTGTTGTAAAAAGTTATCTTATAGAAGTTAAACCGAAATATCAGACAGAAGAACCTCAGAAAAAATCAAAAATAACCAAACAGTATATAAATGAAGTTTACACATATGCCGTCAATCAAGCCAAATGGAAAGCTGCTAACGAATATTGTTTAGATCGTGGTTGGGAATTCAAAATTATAACAGAGGAACATTTAGGACTCTGACTAAATACAAAATGGTATCAAAATTAACATCATTATCCGAGCAGAAAACTGCAAGAGAATTGCAGACAATGAGTCGTGAATCATTAAAATGGTTAACGGCAAGAATTTCTGAATTGAGAAATCCACAAAGGATTCCCTCTCAAATTAAAAGAGAGGACTTCAGATATACGAATCGTTTTTTGATGGGTGGACTGTATTTTTTCTACTACAATCCTAAGACCAAAGATGATTTACCATATTATGATACTTTTCCTTTGGTTTTGATGTTGGAGAGATATCCGGATGGGTTTTTGGGATTGAACTTACATTATTTACCAATACAATATAGAGTTTCGTTTTTAAATAAACTGATAGGATATGGAGCAATCTATAACGAACAGGATGAAATTAAGCGTATCCGTGTAACATATGACATTCTTAATGCAACCAGGAGATTCCGTGAGTTCAGGCCATGTTTGAAAAGATATTTGAACACACACATTAAATCGAGAATACTTGCCGTTCAACCAAATGAGTGGGATATAGCGACCTATTTACCAATTCAACAATTTAAAAAAGCAACAGCAAAAGAAGTTTGGAAAGATTCGGTAGAAGAAATAAGGAATTCATAAATGGCAGGTTCAATCAACGATTTCAAATCAAGCTTTACGGGCGATATTGCTCGACCTAATAGATTTGATGTAAACATTGCCATTCCGGTAACTTTGCTGGCTTATATCAAGACTTCTAGAAATCTTACATATCGTTGTGAGAATGCTCAACTTCCAGGAAGAACACTTGCGACAGTTGACCAAAAAACATACGGTCCAACAGAAAAGTTTCCATATCAAACAACTTACAATGATATCGATTTAACTTTCATGGTCGATGATAACATGGATCAAAAGGTGTTCTTTGATGCGTGGTTAAATTTTATAAATCCAACATACAATAACAACTTTAGATATAAAAGTGATTATGCAACAATTGTTACAATCAATCAATATGATGTGACAAATCAAATTTCGTATTCGGTCAACTTGTATGATGCATATCCAATTTCGATAAATCAATTGGATTTAGATTGGTCGGGTGACGGATACCATAAACTTGTTGTTACTTTTGCATATACATATTGGAAAAACAACTCGCTGCAAGCACTTGGCATGGAAGTTTTGGATTCTGTTGTTGGTGGTCTTGCAGACAAATATGGTGGCCTTGGTGGTAATGCAACAGGAGTTGTTGGTGCAATTACAGATAGTGCTATTGGTGCTGCTTCCACGGGAATAGATACTTTATCTGAACAATTTAAAAATTTTAAAATATAATTAAGGAGTGATAATTATGGCTTTGCCAAAACTGGATATACCAACATACGAAATTGAATTGCCTATTTCTAAAAAACAAATTAAGTTTAGACCATTTCTTGTCAAAGAACAGAGAAACTTGTTGATGGCAATTGAGTCGAATGAATCATCAACCATACAACAAAACGTACGTGACATTTTAAACAATTGTACACTAACACAAAACGTTGATCTTGATAAATTACCAATTATTGATATTGAATACTACTTTATCAATTTGAGGGCAAAGTCTGTTGGTGAAGTTGTTGAAACAAGATACCGTTGCAATAATGATGTCGAAACCGGTACGTGTGGTAACATCATGGATGCAAATGTCAATCTTATGAACATCAAACCTACTCAAGAAAAAGAAGTAAGTCCTGAAATTCAATTGACAGATAAAATTTCAGTCAAGATGAAGTACCCACAATTTGGTGTGATTAAAGATTCATCGAAATATGAAGATGTTACTGATTTAACATTTAATCTTTTGGCAGAAAGTATCGAATACATTTACGATGGTGATCAATTCTATTACGACCACGAATCTCAACCTGGAGAGATGTTAGAGTTTGTAGAATCTTTGAATCAAGAACAATTTGCAAAGATAGAAGAATTTTTCAACAATCTTCCTAAATTAAAAGAGACTGTTGAAATGACATGTAGTAAGTGTGGGTTTCAACATAGAATAGATGTGGAGGGCCTTGAAAATTTTTTCGGTTAACGCTGCGTCACGATAATCTAAAAAATTATTATAAGACAAATTTCTCGTTGATGCAGCATCACAAATACAGTTTAACAGAACTTGAACAAATGATTCCATGGGAGCGTGACATCTATATCTCTATGTTAATTCAGTATATCGAAGAAGAAAACCAAAAAATTAGAGAGCGCCAAAGAAAATAATAAATGGCTAAGGCAGAACTATCGGATAAAACAAAGAACAATACGGCTTCCATGTTAAAAATGGGAGCCGTTGATTCATCCGTGGTCGGAACAAAATCTTCATCGAAAGAGATTCTTGGTGCAATTTACAAACTAATGGTTCAGATTGACCAAGATAAAAGAGTACAAGATGAACTTGAAAAAAATCAAGAAAAACAACAAAAAAATCTAGAGGATAAAAGACACGGAGAGTTAATTAAAGCCTTAACTTTACGTAAAAAGCCGGTCAAAAAAGAAGTACCTGTTAAAAAACCATCAAAAGAAGCTAAACCTCCAGCAGCTAAACCACCCGAAGCAAAGCCTCCAGCAGCTAAACCTCCAGCAACAAAGCCTCCAGCAGCTAAACCACCTGAAGCTAAACCTCCAGCAGCTAAACCACCTGAAGCTAAACCACCTGAAGCTAAACCTCCAGCTAAAGCTGAACCGGTAAAACCTCCAGCAGCTAAACCTCCAGCAGCTAAACCACCTGAAGCTAAACCTCCAGCTAAAGCTGAACCGGTAAAACCACCTGAAGCTAAACCTCCAGCAGCTAAACCACCTGAAGCTAAACCTCCAGCTAAAGCTGAACCGGTAAAACCACCTGAAGCTAAACCTCCAGCTAAAGCTGAACCGGTAAAACCACCTGAAGCTAAACCTCCAGCTAAAGCTGAACCGGTAAAACCACCTGAATTAGGAAAATTAAGTTCAAAATTTGAAACAGGAGGAAGAAAAAATTCAGGAGCTGTGGTTGGGTGGGATTCAACTGGTGGAACCAGTTATGGTACATATCAAATAGCAGCTAAAGTTGGAACTATGGATGCATTTTTAAAATTTGCAGAATCTAAAGGTGAAACTGATATCGTTTCTAGATTAAAATCTGCGGGCCCAGCCGATACAGGTTCAAATAAAGGACCTTTTGTTGATGAATGGAAAAAAATATCTGCTGAAAAAGGTTCTTCCTTTGAAAAATTACAACATGATTTCATTGAAGATTCTCAATTTAAGCCTGCATCAAAAAATTTATTTAAGTTAACAGATTATGATGTTGAACAACAATCGCCTGCTATTAAAGACGTTTTCTTTAGTACGGTTGTTCAACATGGTCCTGGTGGTAAATTCAAGAAAAAAGATGGCACAACAGGATATAGCGGAGCTCTAGGCATATTCAAACAAGCAATTGATGATGCTGGTGGAATTAATTCTGATCCAAAAATAATAATATCTAATGTATACAAAATTAGAGCTACTAAATTTGGATCGAGCACCGAAGCAGTTCAACAAAACGTTAAAAAAAGGTTTTTAGAAGAAGAACGTTTAGCTTTAGAGATGCAGAATCAGACGGGATCAACAGGTTCGCGAATTGATAATATTTCTCAAGAAAACCAAAACCTTAAAGAACAGTTAAATAAGAGTAAACCTCCAATAAATCAAACAAATACAACACATAACGTATCTCAACCAGAACAAAAACAACCAGTAGTACGACCTGAAGTTGATGATAGAAATCCATATTTAAGAAAGCAACAACAATAAATGGCTAAGATGTCCTACCAAGAAGCGAGAGGAATAAGAAACATGCCATCTCTCTCTGAAATGATGACACAAAATATGATGTCAGGTCAGAGTGTGGGTAAATCAATTCGTGGTGCTCTTGGTGAAAAATTTAATGTATCAAAAAGACTCAAAGCAAGAGCTGTTGGAATCAAAGAAAAATTCGATCCGTTAAACATTGCAAGGTTTATGACTGGTGGTTCAAAACTTGCACCTACAATGTTAGGTAATTTGTTGGGTAGAAGTCAAGAAGATATTGAATATTTTGGTGGTCGTGCAAGACCTGTGGCTTCAGCTACAAAAATAGGAAAACTTGAACAGACAGATTCTTTAAATGATATTTTAAAAAAGATTTATACTTTCATGAAGAAAACTCAAGAAAGTGATGTTAGAACAAGAGAATTGTCAAACAACTTCAAAGAAGAAAAACTTCAAGAAGATGAAAAGAAACACAAAGAACTTTTAGAAGCAATTAAAAAATTAACAACAGATAAAACAGTAAAATCAACAAAAGTTGAGAAGGTTGAAAAAGACACTGGTGTTGACATCTTGGGTATTATAGGTGATATACTAAATGCATTTGGTGCTGGAAAAAATGCGTTAGGTCTTTTAGAAAGAATAGGAACATTCTTTAAGAATCCTTTGGGTGCTGCTATACTTGGATTTACCGCAGCTTCAGCATTATTATTGTACCTTCTGGCAAACGATGAAAAACCAGAAGAAACAACTAAAGCAATCATCAACGCTGGAGCAACCGATGGTGGTTTACCTGAAGCAATTATGGAAGCCAGTAAAGATGTAGTTCAGTCAAGAAAAAATAGAATATTATCTGAACGAACAGGTGATGAAAAATCCATTTTCAATCCATTCAAAGATTCTGACCTACAAAAAGAATACTTGAAAAAAATAGGATGGGACGAGAAAACTGCCACGACAAAAGCGGACAGAGAAAAAGGAATAATTGGTTTTGATGATGAGGGTCAACCAATATATAAGAAAAAGGAAACACCGTCAGCAAGTCCGGTAACGCCAGCAAAACCTGCACCACAATCTAACGTAGGTGGAGCTGATAATGTAACAGCAGAACAGACCACTACACCGACCGCAGCTCCTGCAATTCCAGAATCTGCACCAAATATTGGACAAAAACTGAGTCAAGTGACTGGAGAAAATTCTCAAATGAAAATGTTTGAAGGACTTAGTGATGCTGTCGGTGGACTAATCAATAACGTAATTAATAATACGGTACCAAAAAGTCCACCAAACAAAAATCCAATACCACCTGTCAGAAATCAAGAAGAAACATTCCAGAGAATGATTCTAAATTCAACACGGGTGGTATAAAAAAAACCCACCGCTAGGGTGGGTTGTATTGGTGTGAGTTAATTTACTCAGCTTCGGCGAGTTTCGAGAAATATGCTAAGTCATCGTCCTCATCGGAAGAAATATCAACATCTTCAACGACTGGCTTCTTCGGTGCAGCTTTCATCTGTTCAACTGTTGTTTTAACAGGAGCAACTTCACCATTCAAGCCTAGAACTTTATCCAAACGAGCCTTCAAGTCATCATATGATTTGAATTCTTTATCTGAAATCATTGCTGTCAATGACTGTTCAGACTTCCAAATCTTTTCAAGTTCGTCATCATCATTAGACAATGCAGACTGTGATTCAAATTCGGACTTGTCGTAGTTTTGATAGCCTTCAACTTTACGAATCTTCAACTTGAAATTAGCACCTTTCCACAAATCAAATGGATTGATTGCTTGTTCATCTTCAAATTGAGGATTCATTGCCTCAGTAATCTTGTCGAAAATTTTCTTGCCAAATTTAAAGAGCATAACTTTGCCCTCGTTTTCTGGATGCTTTGGATCAGAAACAATGTAAATGTTTGTAATGTAATTGAGCTTACGCTTTTGTTTACGTACAACTTCTTTATTTGCTTCGATACCAGAATTCCACAATTGTGAATTGTGTTCACATACAGGACATTGCTGATTCTTAGTGGTCAAACAATTGTCAATGAGCCATCCACCTGGACCTTGAAATCCATGAGAGAACACTTTGACCCAAGGAAGACCATCTTCGCCGTCTTGTGGTGGTGCAGGAAGAAAACGAATAACAGCCAAGCCATTACCTGATTTATCTGTCTCGCACTTCCAGAACATATCTTTGTCTGAAACGGATTCTGAAGAAGAATTGAGTGCCTCGATGGCTTTAGATAGCTTGTCTAGATTACCAGACTGCTTTTTGAGTTTAGAAAAATCTACCATAATTTACCTTTCTAGTATAAACGGAATATAAACGGAGTATGAGTGAATTGTTTTCACAGAGTGCATTATAAAGTAATATTTAGATGTTGTCAAACATACATCTTTAAAATACCAAGAGTTGATGATACATCTTTGTGCCAGATGGCCATACCACCTGCTCCTAACCAATCATCAATAACACTTTCGGTATCATCAATAATTAATGCATCGGGTTTGGAATATTTCTTCTTGTGTTCTTTTCCAGGAACAAAGATAGGATTAAATGTAATGCCGTGTGTCTGTAACCAAACCATTTTTTGTTTGGAGATGGCATCATAAGATTCTTCATTTGCAGTTGAAGAAAGAATGTGTGTCGGTACTGGTGCCTTGCGTAGAAAATCAATCAACAACATCATTCCTGGCATTGGATCAAGTGTTGCAAATTGTTGTGACTCAATAAAATGATCAAAATACTTATCGAATTCTTTCTTCTTCTCGGCACGTTTTGGTTCCATGCCATAGAGTTCTTGGTATCTCTTATTGAAATCACAGATTACACCATCCATGTCCAAGTAAATAATTGATAAATTTGATTTAGGCATATTCTTTTAAACTTTCCTTCAATATATTTTTAAACTTCACTTTATCGTAATTTAAAAATGGTAAATATTTTTCACATTTCTTTTGATATGATGGCCAAATAATAGTGTCTTCAATTTTTTTGGACCACATCGGAAAGAAATTCAATATATCGTTCATAATGACAAGTGTTTCGATACAAATTTTTCTCTGCATCGAGTGTATAAGTAACAATGGATGTTGTCCACTTTTAACTCTGAGCAATTCTTCTGGATTGTTTCCTTCATCCATGAGTTGAATGATATCTTGTTCAAATTGATATGTCAATCTTTGTGTTCTTTTTTGCCATTCTTTAAAGACATCTTCACCTTCTGCATTTGCAATTTCGCCGACCCAGTTGACATCTTTTTCGACAAAATTGGAAACGTAGAAATTTTTAAGATCATCTAGAGAATATTTCCTAGAGAGTCTGTAAAAAGTATACTTTGATTTGTTCTGCATGAAGTTTTCTTTAGTGATGTGTGTTTTACCACCATACTTAAAGAAATCATAATTTGATGTGAAGTGTAATTTCACACCATTGAACAAAGCAAATGCCGAGAAACCAGAGGCTTCTTCAAAAGCAAAACTCATATTGGCAATTTAGAATTTTTCTTGAGTAGATTTAATTCTTGAGCTTCTTCACGAATAGCAGCTTTGAGTGCAGGTGAAACAAGAGTTGATGCAAGATCGATTTCCATACCTACAGTTTCACAATGATGAACAATTGCATCCATTTTTGATAGGTGCAATTGATCAGCAAGTACTTCAATCATTTCACTAAATTCAGTTATCTCGGTTTTTGTTGGCATATTCACTTAAAAAATTAATTAAATCAGGAACTTCATTCTTTTTCAGAATAAGAAAATGTGATGTCGTAGGAGGTAACCCTTCTACAATATACTGTGAAGTTTCTTCTCTTATCACAAAAACATCACCATCTATTTCTCTGAGTTTGTATTGTATCATACTTTTCTATAGAATATGTGGTTACCGATCTTCTTTACCATTCTCATATTTTTCCATTCCGGATTTACATATACAGCATGGTAAAAAAGAACTCCTTTTTCCGCAATCTCATCATGTACTTTCGGTTCAACAATTGCTTTCTTTGCAATAATTAAACATTCTTCCCATATATACTTGTCTTTGATTTTTGATACGTTTTCGCATGTCCATGTAAACTGGCATGTTTCTCCTGTCTTTTGATATACCACATCACATACATCTCCTGGATATGCAGGATGATTTGTTCTATTGATTGTGACTTGTGCAACTGCCAATTTGCCCTCATAAGGTTCTGTAGCAGCTTCATAGTAGATATTCTTAGCCAAACAATTTATTTGTTTTGTGTAGGACTCTTTAATTTGATCTACCGTTTGTTTTACGGCATATTCTTTTTGTAAAATAAAAAGAATTGAAAATGATAATGCGACGATTATCAATGATTTAAGTGTTGATTTAAACATTGGTTCTCCTTTTTTTTTAGGGGGCTAGTTGATTCTGTTTCGAGTTCAACTAGCAAAACTCAGATGGGTGCTTACGCTGCCATCAAAAAGCGTTCATCGTTTGCTTTTACTTTTTTTGCTTGATTTACGGTCATCGCCTACCGTGCTGTCCACGTTGATACTCTTTGCCCTGTCGAAACTATGCACCCCCATCAGAAGCATACTGTTCTCGATTTAATCGAGTGCCTTCGTTAGGGTCTGCAACAATATGCTTCTGGTGGAGGTGGGGGGATTCGCACCCCCGTCCAGAACACTTTTCTCTCGGCTTCGTACAGCAATAATTACCAGGTAACTGGATCTTTTGTAATCTTACGTAGTACTAAATTGATGCCTGTAAGCATAAGAGCTTGAACTTCAGCATCAAAAATAAAACCGAATTTAATTTGAGCGATTAAGGCTGTCGCTGCAATAATGTTTGTCCAAAATGTCTTAGACTCATAGAATTTTTTACCAACAGTTTCGTTGATTAACGCATCTGCGGTTGCTGCTGTTAGTGCAGTTTTAACTTCGTTTTGAGTTGCCATTTTTACCTCTTTTTAAAATTAAAGAAAGATATTAACACGAAAAAAATTCAATGTCAATATTTTATTTATTGTTTTTATAGAACTCGATGGCTTTTACGAGTCCTTCAATATGATCTTCTGTCTTCTCAATGAATAGTAAAGGACTTTCATCCTCAACTGCCATAATGATCACCAGTTGGTCCACAGACCGTCCAATCATTTCCTCAAGCATCAGACTATACGCACAACATTGCCAAAAATAATCTTGGATGTCGTCTTTAGACTTGATTTTTTTGGATGTCTTGAAGTCAATGATAGAAAGTTTACCATCAAATTCTGCAATACAATCACAACGACCTGCAGCACCTAATTTCTTTGAATAAAGTGCTTGTTCTTGATACCAGATATTATTGATTCTGTTCAATAAAGGTTTGATCGAAAAGAACATTTCTTTTGCATCGGGCATAATATCACCCAATTCATCATTATTCAAATATCTCTCGCAAAGTGTGTGTACATTAGTACCACGACCTGTAGCCTTCTTGGAGATTGCATTGGCGACTTCCTCACCAACACGTTTGCGCCATGCCATGATGGCTTCTTTCTTCATTGCACCTAAGATTGTAGTAACAGAAGGTAATCTGGTACCATCAAGAAGTTGATAGTACCGTTTACCGTCAGGAAATGTTGTTGATCTTAGGTCTTGTAATTCTTCAGGTGGGCAATAATTAAACATTATATAGATTCATAATTTAAAACGGAATGTGATTGTGGTTTGGTGCCCAATAGTTGCAATATGCAGCTACATTACGACCAATAAAACCAGTCCATCCTTCTGCATATTGAATTCTAACCAAGCGATCAGAGAAAGTATACTCTCCCGATTGCGGAAAGTCAAGTGTCAATAATGCAAGTTCTGTATAATTTGCTACCACATCAATCAACAAAGTGATAAATGTGATAGGAAGAAGGATGTTCCATATCCCACCGCGCTCATATTGAACAGCGATGGGGTATAGGAGAAGGAGTAGTAGGCTCATTCGTACAAGATGTTAATTGTGCCAGCATCGAACGTGTCAGTTCCGTTGACTGTTGTGATGCGTACCATATTTAATGCGCCAGCAAGAGCCTTACTTCCAGCTAATGTTTGAATTCCTGGACTTGCTGTGTCATACGCAGAACCTATTCCAGTCCAAGTATTTGAACCAAGTAAAGTAAATATAACGCTTCCATGAAATGTTGCAGCAGGATCATTTCCACCGAAATTTAATGAAAATCCTGATGTATTTGTTCCTGATCTAGTGATGTTATTTGAAGTAGAAATATAACCTGTAATAGTTGTATATCCAGAAGTTTCTGGAGTCCCACTAACGCCTAATTGAATCTGTATTTTTGAGCTACCATTCGTACTCACCCCATTAAACATCACAGTAATACGCTTCACCCCCGCAGGTATCCCCGTGAAGTCGATGCTTGTACCGCTAGTTGAACTTACAGCTGTTCCGGAACCAATAAGACCGATACCTCCGGTGGTACCACTAATAATTGCTGGCATGATTACGCTCCTGCTTTAAGATTACGCAATTGTTCCAAATCTGTACATGAATTAGGCAAATTAGTGATATCACGCAATCTTTGTTTTTCTGCAACGATTGCTGTTGTATCTGCACCAGTCTCTAGAGCACGTTGGAAAGCTACGTCTTGTGCTTCGAGCAAAGGAGTACGTTCAGCGCGGAGGCGTTTACGTGTAACTTCTTTTGCTTTTTCCAAGTCAACAGTAACTGTTTTACCATTTAAAACAAATGCATCAAAGAAATCTGTATCTTCTGGTAAAGATTCTCTTTCGATAATGACTGCTTGTGCTGGGGCATCTTTTGCTGCTGTTTGTTCTACGGAAAGTTCACCTGTGGGTATGCAAACAGATACACCACCAAGTTCATTTGTCCATACGATTATTTGTTTTGACATTTTAAAATTCTCCTAGTTGAAAAAAATATATTTATTAGGGTTAGTGGAAGATAAAAAACTTAAACTGAACCAATGTTATTTTCACCACCAAAAACACAGACGGACACGCCGCCGTTGGTGTTGGTGAAAATGATGGCTTGGGTCATAAGTATTTCCTTGGGTTATTTTGGGTTAGCGGAAGACGGCGATAAGACAATACCCAGGATCACGTTTAACCCCTGCATTGTTGTACTCGTAATAATCAAGGCGAACTGAGTCAGTCGCTAACGCAGAACTACCTTTAATCTGACAAATCGCAGTGTAGGACACTGAGTCAGTCATCCCAATACCTGCAACGCTGTAATTTGCATCCGGCATAGCATTCGTAAAATTCACCGTGTAATCGCCAGTCCCGTTCCGAGTGACGCTGCTCACGTTATGACTGGCACGTCTACTTCCGTCCGCGCCGTTGAAGTTAACCCAAGCCTTTGCAGAGCCTTGAATAGCGTTAGTTGCTGATGTACTATTCGTACCATCAGAAATAGTTGATACTGTTAATTGTCCTGGCATGATTTACTCCTTGTGTATTGAATGCCACATAAAGATGTTACTGAACATCCTTTGTTGATTTCGTTAATGTTGATGATTCGAGTCATGAAAATTAGTTGTGATTAGCGGAAGATAAAAAACTTAAACTGAACCAATGTTATTTTCACCGGTGAAAATGATTACTTGTGACATGATTTATCCTTTAAGCATACGCAGCAACGCTTGTAAAATTTGCATCGTAATTTGAATCGTTTGTGCCTTTTGTTAGAACATATATCGCAGTAGTTGTGTTTTGTGTTGAAGATGGTCTGCTTTGCGTGTTTGTATATGTAAATACGTTTGCGTTAACATTGGCGGAATTTGTAGCAACCGTTGCATAATTTGCATTGGCTAATGCATTAGTAATGTTTACAGTGTATTGACCAGTTGTAACTCTTGTAACACTTGATACATTAAAAGATGCATAAATGGAACCGTTTGTTCCATTAAAATTCACCCAAGCCCGACAAAGTTGCCCGATCTCGGTACCGCTGCTATTCTGAAAAACTGATGGTGTTGAAGTACCGGATTTTAGTGTATCGATAATTAATGTGCCTGCCATTTTTTACTCCAATTTATTATTATTTTTTTAAGAATTTAAACAATAGTCCAGGTAGAACCTGTAGATATTGTAACTGTATAACCGGTGTCAATTGTGACAGGACCAGGTGACATAATATTGTAATTTGCTGTTGTTGTGTAATTGGTTTGTACGTTTTGATACATTTCAACACCAATTGGATTTAACGTGATTTGTGCCATTTCTATTCCTTGTTTTAAAAATAAAGGGATTTTTGTGTCTATTACAATGAAATTACAATAAATTCACTGATAAAAAAACTTTTAGTTTCCAATTCTATTTAGTAATCTTTACCTCTGTAACAATTGTCTTTATACTTTTCCAAGTCTCTCAAATACTTTGCATATTCAATTAATTCTTTTTCTAATCTTTCTTTTTTAGCTTGCTCGTAATAGATACGCTGTGCTTTTGTCATCATTCTTTTCTTTGACATGAATACTTCCTTTTCCGTTGTTGTTATTCTTCTCGGAAGTATTGTCGTTTATGGAGGCTTTCTGATCATTCGCACCTCTCTTTGGTAAAAATAAAACTGGAATTTGTCGCACAGTTGTCATAATTTTAGAATTCTCTTGGTGTACGTGTTTTGTGTGATTTATGTAAAGTATTTCCTGGTACAGTTTCTTTTATTCTACCAATTACATACTTCTCAAAAGTACTATCAGGTTGACCAATTCCTGGTGTTGACATACGCATTGAGTCACCAAAACCGGGTAAAGATTCAACCGAAAAATATCTTTCGAGTTGTGGATTATTTAATTTGAAGTTGTCTAGTTCCGTAAATGACATACGGTGTTCTTCAATTTGTTTTGTGACAACATTTTTAAATTGATATGTGGGCATTAAATAGTCTCCGTAGTGAACCAGTGTGGTGAGTGCCGCGAATTAATTTTGCCAGACCAATTTGCCAAATGTTTTTTGTTCATGTTGTAGTAGTTTCTATAACTATTTATACTATCACCAGGAACTTTACACTCATCAGGCATTGCCGGAGTCGGCATAAAAAATTTACCATTAGATATATTTTTAGGACATTCTTTGAGGTGATCAATTAATTTGGTGCAAGCGTGAATTTTGCCATATCGATATTGATATTCTTCCAACATAGCCAAAAATAAATTAAAATGCCATTTATAATTTTCAGAATTTGTCCTGGTCCAAACGGTTGAGGGGTGATGAATGTGTGACACTCCATACAATATACTTTCACGTTCGTCTGGTAAAACATATTTTTTTACATTACGACCTGTTTTGGATTTAATGATTATTTCTTTGCCGTCTAGATAACGGTGTGCAGATGACAACATCATCGCACTTTCGAGTGGCATTTTTACGCAATGTTTGTCCATTTGCCACATTGCAATTTCTTTAACATTTTCAGACAATGCAAATATGTTCATACAATAAATTCCATTTTTCAGTTTCTAACAAATGATTTTCTTCAGTAATAACTTCAAATCTATATTTTTTCTTTGCTTCAAAGAATTTGATTTGATTGTCTCCGTAATTATACATCGAATCTGGTTTAACTTCAATCACCAAATCGAAGTCCGGTAGATAAAAATCTGGAAAATATGTTTTATATTTTAAATTTTCCGACTGGTATCTTACCGCAAACTCATTATTTTCAGCAGATTCTAGTTTTATGTTAAATTGTTCACAAAAATCAACAAACTTTTTTTCGTATGAGGACCTACAATAAAATCCTTTATAGTACCCTTGTTTATAGTTGTTTATATTACGTACAAGAAATTTCGATTTATCAAAATCGGGAGATGAAAATTTTTTTTGAAGGATTGTACTAATTTTGTTTTTAGTTTCTTGTGTGTGTTTAAGTGTGCCGTTTTTAATTTTAGACTGTGTAACTTTTTCATGATGTTCTTTTGTGTGTTTTCTACCTTTACCCGCTTTCGATAATTTTTTTCTTGTATTCTCGGGATCTGGAGTGTACATCAAAGATCCGTATTTTTCCATCATCGTTTTATTTCTGGTCATTTCTTTTTTCGATTGATCTGTATTTTTTATCCTTTTCCTGATTGTTTCTTCAGATTGTTTTACGCCTATTTTAGAATCATTGAAACACCTAGTATTGCAATATGATTTGGACTGAGAATCTGTTATATAAGATTTTATTTTTACGTTACAATGTTTACAATTTTTAAATAACTCAGGATAAGATTCAAATATAACATTTTTTCCATCCAAGTTATGGTTTTTTCGTATATGTGTATTGAGGTTTCTTGTTTTTTTGTAGGATTTTTGACATAATGGGCAGGTAAACATAAAATTCCTAATTTTTAATTATTATTATTTAATTTTTATGTGTGTTTAGTCGATCATATAGATCATATATGATATCTTATTCGAATTTTAACTTCTTAGCATATCCGAATTTGTGTAATTCTTTCAAGAATTTTTCACACTTATCTCCAATATCCAATCTATAACCCGAATCGTTACCAACTTTAACTTTCTTTACGATTTTATAAGCTTTTTCTTTTGATTCTTTTACTGTATCACCTACGCCTGTACAAACAACTAAGAATGATCCTGCTGTACCCCACTCAAAACAATTTTCATCTAATTCTCCGTTAACCATCTTCATTGTTTTGGTCAATTTAACTTCGGCTGGGTGTAAGTCACTCACATTAATATCATCTATGAAAATTGGAAAATCCAAATATGATTCTTCTTCTTTTTTATTCCAGGGAAAGTCAGAGTTGAAAATTACAACACCTGTGGATACTTTGCCAACTTGAGCTTCAAGTGTGTCTTTACCTTGAACTACATCTAAAAACCATTGCGCCGGATCTTCATTTGTTATCAATGAAGTGATGATGCTCCACATTGGGTAACCCGCACGAGCCGTGAATTCGAGAAAATAGGGAGTACCATTTTTTTCATCGACCATACAGTTAACATCTAAAAAACCACAGTATTGAATTTCGTGTAATACTTTTTCTAATGGTTTGAGTAATATGTCAGCTAATTTTGATTCTTCTGTTGCGTAAACAACAGTTCCAGTTTCGCCTGTTGCTGGACCTAATTCTCCGTCCATAAGTTTTTTGTGCTCAAACCCTTCAAACCATATTTTGGACCAACCTCCTGGTCCAAATATTCCAGTGACAGCAAATTCTGTGCCTTTTTTAAATTCTTGTAAAATGAATTTGTCAGCTTTCTTACCTTGTTCTTTTCTTTTTGTTAAGAATCCTATCAAGTCAGCTTCGTCTTTCGAAACAAAAGTTAATGTTTTATCAGCTTCTTCTGTTGATGGTTTGCTGCAATAACGACCTGGATTTTCTTTGACGTATCGAATGGCATCATCATAATTTTTAAATTCAACTGAAGGTATTGCTGCATCACTAATGTCAGAAATAAGTTTTTGACCATACATACGGTCAATTTCTAATTTTGCGGCACGTTTTCCTGGACCAAAAATTGGATATCCTTTTTTGATATATTCATCAATTTCATCCATGAATTCCAGATTGTCCGCAACCATTATAAGGTCAGCAACCTTCATGTAAGGTTTCCAGTTACTGACCTTGTCGACCAATCCTGATCCTATGTGTGACGACCTAGATCCTTTTGAATATACCTTAACTGTATGGCCATATGCGGTGCACCTTAAACACCAGTCTAAAGATAAAAAATCTGGGTCGATAACTAAAATAAACATTTAAAATCCTAAGGTAAAAAATTAAGTTACCTTATTATTTATTGTTCAAATCTATCTTGTAATCCTCAAAGTCTATTTCACTGGACGTAGCTTTTTTATACATTTCTTGAAAAGAATCACCTGAATCTTCAATTAAATCATCAGATTCATAAAATTCGTCATTCACAATGTCGATATGTCCGTTAACATAAAAACCACATCCTCTCATGAACATTTCAAATTCTTCAAGGACACTATTTATGGTTATACCATTAAATTCTACTGTGCGTTTAGTGACGACACCTTCAGAAAATGGCATTGGATCATCTTCACAAATAAAAGTAAACTTCATTTTTACACCTTAGAGTTTGGGAATTTTCAATTCAGAATCTTGGTTGCTTTGACTGGCAGCTTTTGCTTTTGGAAAACGTTTTGCAATATCATCAGACGATACAGTTTGCATTGCAAATTGTTTGAACATATCAAAATTATCAGTTACACGAATTGATGTTCTAGCGTTAACACCAGCAGCATCTTGTGTAAACAAGACACAACCACCAGTAGCCAACGGTGCAATTTCAGTTACGTGTTCCAAGTTCACAATAACTGGACAACCTTTTTCAATAGAATTCACTTCAACAAATAACATAATTTACTCCTTTTATTTACGATCACAATCTTGAACACGAACCAAATATACCGTGTCATCTACTTGTGGATGAACAAAGTAACATTCATTCTTAATTGACCAAACGAGGTGGTTCTGGATTCCATCTTTAAAATCTCTGCGCTCGACAGGACTTTTATGAAAGTTTCCAAGATACACTTCATAAGCAATAAAAATAAAAACACAAAAGATGAGTATTTCTAAAATATTCTTCTTTAACCATGAAAAAATATTAGACATTAAATGAACCTCCAAAAAAATAAAATAATGTAATACCAACAACTGCAATCAGTATTGAAATTAACAGTTTGTAATTCATCCTCACACACTCATCACGAAAGTATTCAACTGCATTTTCATCAAAATCTTTTTGAGCCAAAATCATCGGCGGTACATCATTCTCTGAAAAATCATCAGATGCTAACATTCTAACAGTTTTTTTGATTTCTCGCAACCTTGCTTTGGCACCAAAATAATGAAAATAACACATCATGATAAATTAATCCCACAGACCTTGATAGTATGTTCCAAATAGCCTGAATCCGTTTTTTATACGTTCTTTGACTTTTCGTAAACCATCATAGTCACATTTATAGGTGTGATTAGGACCTTCAATTGATTTATACAACGTAGGTTTACCCACTTCGTCCCATGCACACGGTTCTGTTTTCCAGTCAATTTTACCACTACGAAAAGCATCTTCCCATGAATCATCTACTTCAGATTCAAATGCAAAGATCATTTCATCAAGAACCCACTCCCAGCGTTTAAAATGATTCGAGTCTGTGTCCCATTCATTTTCTTTAGGTTCTGCTTCTGTGCTACGCAAACCTAAACCCTCAGGCACATCTTCATCTTTCACGCAAGGTGCACCTTGTTGATTCACTTTCAGTTGTTTCAACATCGGCAGAATAATGTCTGCTAGCGTATGATCCATATTCCATGTATCGTAATGATCAATCTTCACATAATTGATTCGGGGATGTACTGTATCCAAGAACTTTTGTAGCGCAACACAGATGGGGTTCAGACGATTGACCCATTTGGTGTACTTGTGGTTGGGTAGGTCTTCAAGGTTGTAAAAAACATCCTCGTCCTTTTCCCAAAAACACACAGTTTTGAGAATGGTGTAAGGACTCACCCAATGGTTACGACCTTTTGATTTGTATACTTTCATTTTTAAAACACCTTTAACATGTCTTCAATGCTGACCTTTTTTTGCATATAAGGCGACACATCTTTGAGTACGCTTACCGGAATGTCACCTTGACGCCTTGGCAATTCATTTACCTTAAAGTCACATCCATTGACTTCTTTGAAAATTTGAATAATTTCTTTGACAGAATGACCTACACCAGTAGCCAAGTTTTCTAAAATTGAATTCGGATTTGGATCTTCAATTGCATTGATAATACCTTGGCAAATTTCTGTCACGTGAACATAATCACGAATTGCTGAACCATCTGGTGTCGGATAGTCTGTGCCATACAAATTAAATTCACCAATTTCTTTGGCTCGAATCAAATTGTACATCAATCCGTCCATGTTTGTTGGTGGATAAATTGGTGCACCAATAACATTGTAAAAACGGAAGATTGTGGACTGCCTGTTGATTAATGAACAATAAGATTTAACAAGCGGTTCTGTATGTTTCTTTGAGAGTGCATAAGGACTTGTTGGCATTTCCGCAGCACCAGTTGATGCATAGATAAAATGATCACATGTAATTTTCTCAAGTACATTGAGTGTACCTGATACATTTGTTTTGTAATAAGACATTGGATAGTTTACACTATCATTTACTTTGACGAGTGCAGCCAGATGAACCACAACATCAAAATGTCCTTCAACAATTTTATTTTCAAGAATATCTTGAGTGATAAAATCTTTTATGTTGGTTGGTTTAAAGATTCGATCTAAACCAGTTACATGATAATGGTCAGCCATCATTGAACACAAATGACGACCGATATAACCACTACTCCCCGTTACTAATATCTTTTTCATCTTCATACTCAATAGTGTTTATCCATTTAAATTTTTGTTCATCGGACCACGATTTCAGGTAATCATTGTCTTTGTCAAATAATTTTAAGTATTTTTCTTTTGAAATTTTACGTGTCGATGTGATGACTTCATCAACATGATGTTGCGAAAATTCACGGAATGAATCGGTTCCAATAGAACAAACAACTTCATCTTCGGCGTGTGTTTCCTCACGAGCTTCAACAACATAACGCATACGAAACATTGATATAGTTTCAACCAAGTACAATTTCTTTTCCAATTTTAATCTCCAAATGACAATTGTATTTTCAATTCTTTAACGATTTCTTTAAGTCTTCGATTTTCTTCGGATATTTCTTCCAAAAGCTTTAGGTACTCATCTCTTTCTTTGGCAATTTTTAAGATTGCTTCTGTTTGCGCTTGTTCCAATGTTTTCATGAATAATCTCCTCGACTATGAGATAGTATATATTCTATCACACGTTTCGGTTCTTTGGCAAATATTTCCCTTGGCGTATTCAAGTTAAATTCTTTGTTAGGTGAATTCCACCACTTTTCGATCAATTTTTCTGATCCCAATACGGACATCAGGATCAAATTAAGTTGACCGATTCTCATTTTTATTTTTTCGTGTTTAGACTTCAAAATATTTGAGTTTAAAGTCGCTTGCTTCAGGTTCATAATTAATATATCCCCTAGGATTACAAATAATTCGAGTATCACCAACCATATAATCAAATTCGTGGTGAGTGTGTCCGTGCGTCCAGTATTTGATCTGTGGTCTATTCAAAATGAACTCAGATAAATCAGAACTGTATGCGCCGTTTACAACTACGTGTTTTTTATACTTTGGCTTTGTTGACAATTTGCTGGGTGAGTGATGTCCTACAACAACAAAAGTATCGTTTGGTCTGCTTTCAATTGCATCAGAAAGATGCTGTAACATTGATTTATGTTCAACTACAACATCCTCAGGATTCAATCTAGGAGCTCCTACATACATGTTATGCACACGATAACTATTTTTAATTACACGAAAATCGTTCATGTAGTTAGAAATGCTGTACAATGTATGAGGATCTTCTTTGTTCATATCTGTCCAAAGAGTACCGCCAAAAAACACTATACCATTTAATTCGATGAATTCTTTTTCGAGAATATGGAGATTTTTCAGATAACCTAATTTCTCACGGAGGTGTGAAAGTGTATGTGCAAAATCACCATCGTAGTGTTCATGGTTACCCATAACATAAATCACATTGGGAAAACGTTCACAACATTCTTGAAAGAATTTATGAAAATTACTTGATAGTTTATTTTCACCAATAACATCTACATCACTAAAATCTTGCAATCGACAAGCAACAACAATATCACCTGACAGAATTAACACATCAGCATTTTCTGTATTTTCTAAAGATATTTTTCCAAATTCAAGGTGAATGTCGGATGCCAACGCAAATTTCATTTTATTACTCCAAATATTTGACCAAAAGTTGTTTTGCCTGTGTGAGTGATTTTACTCTCTCATTATTAATCTTTATTGAATTTGGTGAATACACATAAACTTTACCAATCTTGGTTTCAAGTTCATAGTATGTTTTACCACCTTCGACTTTTTTTGTCTTGCAATGATAGTTATCTACGAGTCCGCACCACAAAAGACTTTCACGCAACTCATCCGATACAAACTTACGAGCAAATGCCGAATTCATTAGTGAAAAATCCTATCATTATCTGGTGTCTTTTCTTGCAACTTTTGTTGAGCAACAGAAAGCATATAAGAAAATTGATCCTCAGCCAAACATTCTTTAGAAGCTAATGTTAGTCTTGCTAGAATAACAGCAGAAACTTCTGCAAAACTCAATTTGCTATCGAGTATAGTTGATAATAGATAACCATCAAAAGTGTCTGCAATTTTTACTACAGGATCATCCACGCTTTTGTTCCATGATGTTTTTGATTAATGCTTTCGCAATTGCAGTATCTTCAACCTCATCACTCTTTTCTAGTTCTTCAATCAGCAAGGATGTTCTCTTGGTGGTTAACAATTCAATAGCATACATAATATCGTCATATTCGACCATTTGCATCCACTCATCGAAAACATCCTTGCCAATATTTAACAAGAAGTCGAGATTTTTTGAATCTCTATCGTTCATGCTTCAACCGTTTCGGTAGAATCTTTTACCTCAACTGTCACCTCATCGCTTACCTGACTTGTCGCATCAGCTTTTACCTGACTTGCTTGATTGCCAATATAACGACCATTGGCATCAAATTCTGTATAGTTTACCAATTGATAAGCAGTTACTTTTCGACCGTTTTTGTGTACCTTCACGATACCACCATCAAGTCGGATGTTGTATATGTTAGTTGAGAGTCGGTAGAGTACCGCTTCTTGGTCTGTGCCCTTGAACACTTCAGCAATTTCCTCTGGCGTTACTGGTTTACCAGAAAGCATCACTTGAGTGATTTTTTCGTGGCGATTTTGTTTGCCTGTGCGAATCATTTTAATCATAATATAATTTCCAATCATTTAAAAAGATACCAGATTCAATTGTAATACAACAGCCGTCTGGTGGCAACTGTTGTGTTGTTTTTTTGCAACTTAGAAAGGTGTTTCTTGCAAAGTTGAAGCATCTATATCTGTGGATGGAATTTCCACCTTCGAATCAATTTTGCTATACAAATCCAAGAACGCTGTTTTGGTTTCAGAATCAAAACGTGCCACACACAATTCAATAGCACGGATACGTTCACCAAAGATTTTATAAGCTTTTGCAATGTGTACCAAACGGCGAGTCGAAACAATTTCGTCCACGGCACCTTGTTCAAAGGATTGCCGAACAACATCAGCCCATTCGACCAAATTGTTTACGAATTCTTGGTCATCAATCAAAGGAGAGAGGATTTTCTTTTCAACTTTTTTATCTGGAAATTCCTGTTCAACGGTGATAGGAAATCGTTCCAGAAAAGCAGAATCAAGAATTTGTGCTAAATAACGACCTTCTTCACTACCTTGGCCTTTGGTGTTTGCAGTAGCAATGATGTTGAATCCTTCTTTAGGATAAACCATTTCACCATTCTTTTTATTGTAGTAAGGTTTGCCCTCAAGAATGCCTTGCAGACACATGAGTTTATTGGAACCACGGTCAACTTCATCAATCAACAAAACTGCACCTCGCTTCATTGCTGTGATAACAGGACCATCACGATTCACTACGTTACCATTTACAAGAGTTGGTCCGCCAAGCAAATCACTCTCATCAGTTTCAATCGAGATATTCACACGGATGCACTCTCGATTAAGTTCAGCACATACTTGCTCGACCATCAATGTTTTGCCGTTACCGGATAGGCCTGTAATGAATACAGGATAAAACATATTTGATTTAACAATATTACGCAAATCTTTGAAAAATCCGAACGGTACGTAATCCGGATGTTTAGTGGGAATTGATACGTCAGATTCATCAACCAGTTTTGGTTGTTTAAATGATAATACTTGTGATGTTAAAGCCACTTCGGTTTCCAACTCAGGTTCAATTTGTTTGATTTTAGGTTTACTGCCAATGTCAGGTAATTTATACCGACCACGATCTGCTCGGTATTCTGACTTTGTGACAAACCAATAGGGATAAGGAACATCGGATTCCTTGACCACATGGTCAATACCATCACGGGTCAATATGGAACCAGGACCAAAAGCTTCTTCGGCAGCCAAAATAAAAGCCTTAGCGTTCTTGTTAAAATTCATTACAAAACTCCATTCAATGAAAGAAACTTTATTGTATCAGAACCGAACGGAGTGGCAAGTGGTGTTGTTGAAATACAACTTTATTTTTACCAGTTGTCGGTCTGTTCGAAAGATTTTTCCTTGACGGTCTTTTCGTTCAATGTTTTCCTAGGATTTGCACAAAGGACACAATTGGAATTACCGCAATTTGTAGGATGATGTTTATTGAAACGGTGAGGTTCTTTAGTATCAATTCCGTAGTATTTTGCAATTTTAGTTTGTTTTGCAATAGCAGATTCATCACGGTGCAATCTTTTTGAATGTTTGATTTTATCATTTTCGTTGCTCATGTGACATTCTCCTTGTTAATCAGTCATCGAAACTTTTAATTTTAAAATAAATTGCCAATATAAACATCATTGATGCAAAGGAATAATTGTTATCGAACACAAAATAAGCACCAGCAAACATTGATGCAATTTCCGCAAACGACCAAATGTTGTTTTCTTCATCCATTTTACACCGCCATTTTAAATAAACCAATTGTTGAAAACGCATAACCAGCGTATGCGAGCCCTAGACCACGATTACCTGTAAAAAATTGTTCAATAGCAACATACGTATAAATGATACCTGTCACTACAATTAAATATTTACTCATAATCTTGTGTCTCTGTTAAATACTGATGAAAGTACGATACTTGCTATGTTGAAATGTTTTTCCATAAAATGATCAACCAAACCATAACAGATGATACCCATGTCTCGATAATAGGTATCTGTTGGCCATTTACTTTTTCTGAGTGGATAGGAATTGATCAATAAACATTCATCAGCAATATCAATTAAAAAATCTCGATTATTTGAATTGATGGCTTGCATCACTTTTAATGAAATAGGCTGTTCACCAATATCGCTTCTGTGAAAGTTTTTTGCCATCAGGTGTACGATATAGGCTTCGACTTCGTGGTTTAATATTTTGTGTGTGATGCTCTCCGACTCTATAATAAGGTCGTAACAACTTTTAACATATTCAAACCAGTACTTGCTCATACCTATATGTATGAGATTTTATTTTTTCTACGAAACATCTTTGATGCGTAATAGTTGCCCGTCCATGAATAGTGCAGAATATTCGATCCATGTTTTGGCTTTATCTTCTGTACGATAAAATCGAATATTACCATCAAAGTCATCACATTTCACCCATCGAGCATTTGACTTTTCGATATAGCCACCAAATAAATGATCCTCTGATTCTACAAATTCAGCATCATAATCTTCGTGCCAAAGAAATGTGTGGCCAGATTCTTGATCAACTTCTATTTTGTATTTGTCGAGTGATTGTGTAGGAGTATCTTTTGTTTGATACTCATGCCCGTTATAGTGTATATTGTCGAACATTCCCATCGTTAATTCCTTATGTATTTTTATACCATCTGATTGGTGGATTAGTCTTTTCATACTCAACAACCAACTCATTCAATGTCCATACACGATCTGTCATAAACGTGTCCAACCACGAGTCAAATTGCTTCCAGTCTTCACTACGCATTGGTGGTACACCGATCTCATCACCATATGGATCGCCTGTAGTTCATCTATCGATCCCAAATATGGTTACAATCAGGACATTGATACGCGGAGGTGCGATCTTTTTCCCGGTCATATAATGCAACAGCACGACCCCATTGTCCTTTTTCTCGGGTGGATCCGTACATCTCAGCAATCCTATCGGCCTCTGCTTCGCTGCCAGTTTCTTTAAAGAAGTGAACCCAGACAGAGCCTCCGTCTAGGTCAGCGTTACAGTTGGGGCAATAACCGTGTTCATTCTTCATATTATTCATTTCATGGCCATGTTCTATGTTTCTCGGCAACCCATTCGGCACCGTCATACTGCTCGATTTGCCATTCAACATCATCAGGAATCTCGATAACTTTCAAAGCAGAATATCGAGAATTTACTTCATCAATATTCACACCCTCAACCATTTCAATAAGAATGGGGCAGTTACGGGGAATATCCCAATAATAGAAGTCAGGATCGGTGATATTTGCTTTTCGCTTATATTCTTCCAGAGCTTTCTCTGAAAGACCAAAACCACCATAATCAGCATTAATTACAATTTTCATTTACTTTCCTTCCTTTTTTCACAATAACCAAAAATTGATCCGTTAATCTCACGACTTTTTTTGGCTATTATACATTGTTCATATGACTGATATTTGAATTCTTGTATTTTAGGTGGTGATGTACCACCATTCACAAGAGTAATCAATACAAGTGTCCACATTTTTTTACCTGAACTTTACCTCAATCAACCTGCAATAGTGTACTCAGCAAGATTTTTCCAATTTTGACCTGCACTCTTGCGAATTTTTGTTACCTGAATCAAAGTGCGGAGCGACAATTCTTTTACATTATCTTGTAAAGAATCAATCAAATCCATGGCATCGGTTTTCTCAACAATTGAATAATCAGGCATAAATTCTGGTTGAACCAACAGGAAACGCATACGTTCAATTTTCTGTTTTGTCGTCATTGACAAGTCGACAGCCATAGAGCGAGTCACAATAGCCTGATCAATTTGATTACTGGATAAATTCGAGATAAACACAACACGACCCTTGAATTCAAAGGATGTGGGCAAATCCTCATCCCGAATGTCAGCACGCCATGAAATGATACGGCGAGAATATGAATCAAGGGCACCTTTGAGTAGGTTCAAGGACACGGGATCCTTCAGTACGGAATCACAATCATCAAATACAATAACACCATCACGGTTTTCGTATAGTGTGCGGTACAAACCTTTTGGTGTGGAATATCCTTTGATAACACGGAAGGTTCTCTTAGTGTTGACAACCGTACCAACTTGAAGGTCATCGACCAAGGACATATCCTTGAAACCGCATTTAGCGAGTGCTTGTGCAACGGTATAGGACTTGCCAAGACCGCCAGGACCAGTCACAACTACGGACGCTTGATCACCACAAGCCAACATTGTGACCATATCAGAAACAAAACCAAAACGCTCATTGATGCTGAACCGTGATTCACGGACAGGCGCAAAATCGATGGAGGACTGTTCCGCTTTACGTATCACATAGTCAATGTGCTCACGCTTGGTACGCTTGACGGTCTTGCCGTTGATGTTTGCAACATACTTACCGTTCACAAATTTCACTTCAATCATGTTCATTCCTTATCAATCAATAGAGACAATTGTACACGAACCAGTGAAGATGGCAAGCATCTCGGCAAAATAGTCTAGCAATCCGGTCAACTATTTTTTAACCGTAAACCTCATGGACGGTGGAATAGTCTCCGTTATCCTTTAAAACAGTTTCAACTGTTTGAACACTTGTGTTTAGATAGTGTGCAATTTCTTCCGGAGTGTATTGTGCTTCTGATAAAGCCCACACACATATTTCAAACATTCCACGTAATTCGTCCATATTAAAACTCCTATTTACTTTTCAATTTGGTCCACTTTTCTTCCGTCATTTCTTCAATTTCAAAATTTTTGACCCAAGAAATATTCTTCAGATCATTTTCATATGATTTAATTTGAAAACCGCGGCAATACAAATTGTGTTTGAATCCGTGTTTCCAATTTACTTTAATAACAACATATGAGTCTTTGTTCATCGCAATAATAATGGAACAAAAATTGAAATCAATATGATTGCAACAACAAATAATAATCCTTTAATAAATTGTATTTGTTGTTTTTGTTTCCATTCTTTTTCGTATTTTAGATTTTCTTCTTTTATCTTAGATTTTACATCATTTTGTATTGTCATTTTCTTTCTCCTTGGGTTTTATTCCAAATAGTTTTTCCAACTTAATACATCTTTCCAAATATTCTTTTTCGGTTAATGAACAACTTTTGTCACACAAAGGTTTTCTGGTTGTTCTACCACACACACAATTACTCAAGCAAAAAATGCCTCATTCAATGCTTTGATTTTTTTCTCTTTATCTGTATATTCGATTTTGTACCAAACACCGTCAACTTCAGCCATTTCAATATCATATGAATATACAGAGCCGGCTTCAGTATAAGTTCCTTCAATTTCAGCCAAACGTGTAGTTCCACGCATATTGTCAAGCATTGTGCCCTCCCATCCGTTGGACATCAGAATACGCATACCTTTTTTAATATCAGCAGTTTTCATTATATACTCCTTATTTACCATCAAAAAGATCCGATTGTGTAGGTGTATATAACCTTTCGGACAATTTCATGTATTTTTTGGAACCTACAACAGCACCAACTTCTTCGACGATTGAACTTGCAATTTCTTCGGTTACAAAAGCACTATAATGATTTCCAGTCAAAAGGCTAATCATATATTCCCACTTTGCGTCTTGAATATTCATATCTGTCATATTATTCCTCTGTTACGGTTGTTTCTTGAGTAAATTCCGAAAATTCTTTCCATGTACCCTCGAAAATACAGTTTTCGAATTCTAAAACTTTGATTTTATTTTCGAATACATGATATTCATAATCCTGTCCAGCATCAATTGTGTTGGGGTCAATTAAATAAAATGCACCAACAGATTGTTTGAAATGTGCAACCATTTGTGCTGCGAGACATCCCATGCCATTTGCAACTTTTCGTTTTTCTTCAAAACTTATTCCGTAGACAATTGCATCAAATGAATTCAAAAAATTGGATAAATCTGCACCGTGACCTGTCGGATATCCATCAAAATGACGATATAAACACATAATCTTATTATTTTGTTCATCAAAAACAAACGTCAGACTTCTAGTTCCCATTTTCAAATAACTCCATTAAAAGAATACCAGCATAACAAAATAAACCACCAAACATCATAAACATTTTAAAACAACACTCAATGAATTCATTACTCATGATTTTGTCTTAGTCATATACTCTTTAAGTTTTGCACGATTTTGTGCTTTCATTTTCAATTTTTCAGATTCAACTTCACGCTCATTCCAAATTTGAATACATTGTTTTCTTGAGTATTCAGTATATTCTAAACAATCTTCAATAAACATACTGCGGTCATCTTGTTCTGTAACTACTTCTTCTTTTTTAGAATTAATTATTTCTTCTTTTTTCTGTACAGATACTTCAGGTGTTGAAACAACTTTTTCTGGAGATTTATGATTTGCAAATACAATAATGCAAGACAAGCCGATGGCGCCAATAATGATTTGTTTCCAGTACAGGAACAAAACAAATCCTAATATGCCGATGCCGATGGCACACAAAACAAACACTTCAAGCGAGCTTTGTGAAAGTCCAAACATATTCATAATCTCGGAATACATTTCCATTTACCTTTTACTTAATATAAGTTTCACATATTACAACAGCCGGTAACATAATTGTTCCGAATTCTGTTTTTTGTGGTACTTGCTGAATTACAGGTTTCATCCTTGCACGAATACATTCCTTTGTTGCTTCAATGACTTCAGCACGTTGCATATATTCAACTTCTTTGAATCCTGCAATTTTAGGACCAACCAAGACATTGGATGGCTTCGGTGTCGTGTCAACAACCGGCGTTTCAACTGGTTTATTTGATGCACAAGCCGTCATCACAACAGCAGCAATCACAATAGTTAATTTTTTCATGGTTAATATCCTCATTATATAACGTAAAAGTATTTAATTACTTTGAAATTAAACTCCGCTATTTTTACGAATTTCGTTCCAAACAGTTACTGGATGTGTAATCATCCAAAACAATAAAACAAAAGGTCCGATAGCTGCATATAAAATAGTATTCAATAGTTTATTCATTCAAAATCCAAACAATTTTCTTCATCTTGAACGCTCTGAATATATTGCTTCAGCCTTTGCACACGACCCTCATGGTATACTGCAAGCGATGCCGCATATTCTTTTGCTGAAAGCGCTTGCAACAATGAACGCTTGGCTTCTTCTAATTCATTAAATGCAAGTGTCATATGGTCTGGATGTGCATACAGTTTTTTTAAACTAGAAGAAAACGCTGAAATGGAATTTACAAATCGTTCAATTTTACTCATTTTATTCACAAAAATCTTCCTTTATTAATAATAAAATTGCTAATGCAAGACCACACAATGGAAACCCACACAAAACGGATGCAATCACAGCAATCCATGCCAATTCTCTACACATGATTTCCTTTTTTTGATTCAATACATGAATTGTAGTTCAAATTGGGTAGATTCGGCAAGTTTTTTGGCAATACTTGACCACTCCGGTGTGTCTTTCTGTTGTTTAGATGTAACATCACTCTGGCAACAATTCAATTTGAACGCTGAAAATTTCATCCGGTTGTTCTTCCATTTCAAGGACGACCTGAGTGTTGATTGTGTTCGATTCTTTGTCTGCCATCTCTTCCAGGACGTTTTGGATCACAATTTGATGATTCGGGTACGGCATTTCAAAAACGTATTTGACGGTCGTCACAAAGCCGATGTCGTTCAACACCACAAGAATTTTCTGGTTATTGTTCAGTCCACGAATTAATTGTTTAGTACGCATTTATTCGACAAAATCGACAATATACTCACCGTGAACAGGACCAGATATCCGAATTCGCTCGGCAAACTCATCAATCAGCATATTGAATACGGACCGAGCACGCTTTTCTTCACATTCAATAAACAGGCTGCCGTTATAGAAGCAAGCCTTACGTGTTTCACCAAGAACATCTTCCACACGGTTCAAAACTGCGGATTCAAAACCCATGATATTACTCCTACTTTGTGTTGATGCGTGAATTATACCAGAATCACATTAACTGTCAAGCTGATGTGTTGTTTTTTTACGACATTCTTGTAAGTTCTGGCACTTCATCGTGTTCAATATAAAAATCCGTGCGAGGATCCCAATATTTTCCCTCTTTAGGATCATAATACAGTACTTGACCGGATGGATAGTGGAAAGGACCTTCAAGCCCTTTTCGTGCTTCCCACTTCAGGTCACGCTCATATACTGTGAAACCCATTATTTCTTTCCTAGAGAATCGACCAGTGTTTCGCAATACTTCAAATCTGTACCTTGAACGCGTAGGCATTCAATGATATTATTTTTGCGTTTAATGTCGTTCACCAATTCTGATGTCACAAACGCAAGAAACAAGCCACCAGCAACTGCAATTGCAATGGTGCTAAAATACAATGTTTGTATTCCAATTTTCATTCTTCAACTCCAAAGTGTTGTTTAATAATCTTAGATGCTAATACCAAGCCTATATTAAAACCAACATAATATTCACCTGATAATTCATTTGTAAATAATTGAATTTCGTTAGCACATTCCCGCACAATCAACTGGGTGAACTTTTCAATATCAAACCCTGTGTTTGGCGTGTCATGATCCAACACCACAAAGCATTGATCGTAAAGTTCTTTAATTCGTTGGTTCATACTTTTAACTCCACAATATAATTAATTTAGCACAACCACTTCACGTGCATTATCTATATCATCACTATATTCATCAACCAGTTTATGCATCCGGTGATAATCGGAATATTTAATATAACCATCGAATACTTCATCAACCGAAGACGTTACTTTTGTCCGCCAATGATCACCGTAATTGTATGAAAAATGGACCTCAGCGTCCTGTTTCATTTCCTGCAAACATTCAATTAATTCTGATACTTTCATAATTTTACCTGACTTTTACCTCGATCATACCGTAGTGAATACTCACGTTAATAACTACACGATTCAGCAATCCGGTCGACTATTTTAGGTAGACCGAAAATGATGTAGCGTCCTGTTTAAGACAAGAAGACTGACGGGTGCATACACTCCTGTACTGACGGTGAGCACGTGGACCACGATACCGAATTTTTAATGGTGCGATGATATAACTTTTCAATTTCAGGAATTCATCCATCAAATGAATAGGAATATTGGTGTACAGAGCCGTCCGATTCGGAATCTGGTAAATACTTAAATCAATCATTTTCTCATTCCAAAGACTCTGCAAATTTCATCGGCAGCATAATGTGCGTCCAGACCTTGGTCACCGATTCTCTCACATATATCTAAACACTTATATGTAATTGAATCAGCAAACACTTCAGCACACATACGATTCAATTCGAATTGGTTTTGAGTACCATCATCTTGTGATTCAACATATTCTACCGCTGAATCGTATAGTTTTTTCAATAATTCATTCATTGTATATCAATCACAAATATTGACGGAACAAGACAAAATCAACTGCTTTTTGTCAACATCAACATGGGAGACATAATCACCAGCTGACCAACGCAATTGACCGTAACCAGATTCTGGCTTCCGCCGTGCATTTGACTTGTAGAAAGCATTTTTAATGGCTTCACAAACGGTAGGTGTCAATTCACCATCATAAGCAATATCAATAGAATCCTGCCATGAATCAGAATATGATTCCTGCCTATAAGAACCCTCAACGGTTTTACGTGTTTTTACCAGAATTTTACCACCAAACATCATGTATTCCAATCAAATAAAACAATATTATACCAAAAAACCAACTACCTGTCAACTACCTGAGAGAATACCCGAGTGATTTACTCAAGTATGTCCATCATATCACGTTCACGTAATTCCGATACCAATTCATCATTGGTGTAGTCATTATAACCTTTGTGACCATACATTAAGTATGAATTCAATAATTCTAATGCATCACCGCTCATAATAGTATCAAAATCGTTATCTACCAGAGCAGAAACTGCTACCTCACGCTGTTGTTCATTTAAAATCATAATATTTACCTAAAAGTTACCTGATGGTGTCAAAAAGTGCAATAAAGTGTCAAAAAGTGTCGCTGGATATGTCGCAGGAATGGTGCTTGGAATGGCTCTTAGCCTCTCAAATCGATCCAAAAAACCTTCCTGGTACCATCCTGGTACATCCTAAAGGGCTTCTCCGCAGCATTGAGATAACTCATCGAGATATTCTACCTGACGCTCTTTTGGCAATTCTGACAACATTCTCTCAACTAATACTTGGAAAAACCCAGCATTATATGCGTGACCATACTCGACCTCTTTGATTTTCGCAAAGCGACCTACCTTCATTTTTATATTTTTATCTATGTTCATTCATCGGCTCCACAATAGTATTCTGCCATTTCCATAATGATTTTCTCGAATTCTGCTTGCTCTCGAATATCATCCATGAGCTTTGTATAAGCTTCGTCATCGAGCACTTGATTTTCAGTATCGTTTTGCATGGTGGTATTTTACTGGTTTTTAAACTTGATGGCGACCAATAGTTGACCGGACTGCTGGACTTTCGAAAATTTGAAGCCAGTACGGAACAGCTTCTCGCTCTTACGTGGAGCCCTTGGCTTGTACACCGTGACAAGCTGCCCCTCATTATTAAAGTATTGTGTCAGTACATTGGTTTTCACTTGTGACCCTTTCGTTTTCATCATGTCTTGGATTGTACAGGAGCTGGATTGGTATACAAGCCATTGTCCAGCATTTTGGTCGACTATTGCATGGCAAGCAGAAAAACCGTGTGTGTTGTTTAGATGCAACAAAAAAAGTAACGCCCAGCCTCCGTGTGCATCCCAGTCCTGCTTTCGAATAGGTTCCATTATA